CAGTCAAAATCACAGTTCTTGCGCTGACCAGTCTCCGTATTTTCGACAGTATAGATTGCTTTCCTGTCTTTCATAATTGATGTTACAATCCACATGGTTCTCCTTACTTTGTTAAATTTGTGCTATACATATTTCCAAATATAGTTTTTAAATTCCAAACCGTTTCTCGCCGCAATTGAAACTTGTGACGGACATAAGTTATTGTATCTAGCCGCTTCTGACGCAGAAACAAAAATCTTTACAAGCGTTCCATCCAGTGTATACTGTGCAGTTGTTTTTCCTTTTTGTTTTGGCTTGAATAGCCCGATTCTTATTGCGTGTTGTACGTTTTCTTTTGGTGTAACCCATTCAAGATTTTCAAAAGAATTGTTTAGTTTGTTTCCGTCTTTATGATTGATATGCGGTTTGTTGTCTGGATTCGGCACAAACGCTTCCGCAACAAGTCTGTGAACTTTATGACTTTTACGATCAGAATGTGACATTTTTGATAAACATACTTCTAAATATCCTCTTTTTGCCTTTACTGGCTTTATCTTTTTAAAGCAATCAACTTTTTTGAGAACTCCATGTACCATCACATATTTATAAAACGAATAAACGTTTCCGTCTTTGTCTATGGCATATTTTTTGTTATATCCATCAATATATTTGATATTTTCTGCATTCATATCTTCCTTCGATATTTCACACCGCCGCCGCAGAAACGGTGTGAGTTGTGTTTCGCAAGTAATACATAGCACAAGAGGGGTTTAACCTTCCTTTCTAAAACCTCTCCACATTTTAGGGAGATTGTGTGTGATATCTCACAGTTAATTTATCTGCTGCGGCTGTCCTCAAAGACGGTGTACCAAGCCGTCACTGATTCTTGTATCTCTCCAAGGCCTTATCCCAACTCAGCCTACGGAAGTCATTGACATCGGGGAATCCGGCCCATGAAGTCACGTTGAATCCGCAATGATGTTGGATTCTCACATCGCTAGTCTTTTCGGAGTAGTTGTTGTAATTGAAGTCGGAAGGCATCTTCATAATCCTGTTCTTGCAAACGATGTTGACAACATCCTGTTCCGGCCATTTCAGCTTTTGTGTGTTTATGAGCCATATCATATCGTCATCCACACCGTCCTGACGCATCAGCCTGAGATTGTACTTGACCACCCCCGTGTTGTAGTAGACGTTATCCCATCTGCATCGCTGTGGCTCGATCCCGGCTGTGAGGTAGTATTCTTTCAGCGGAATGTCCCACAACTCGTCAATGTTGCCTTTGACAAGCGTATCGCAGTCCAGTGAAAGTACCTCGTCCTCGTCCGGCAGAACCTTCGTCAGCGCAGCCCTCATGAGTGCCATATAGGTGAAGTGCGTCTGCATATTAGGGCCGGTGCGTGGAAAATACGGTTGATTGATTACGTTGATCGTCTGCACTTGTTCAGGCAGCCATTCCGGGAACGTGTCATCTTCGATGAGGAAGTAAATCTTGTCGGGATGTCCATTCAGCAACATGGACTTGATCGCCGGAATCGTGTCTTTGTAAAGCCTTTGTGAAGCACAGTAAACCGCTACTCGTCTTTTCATTTCTTCTTCTCCTTGGCTGAAACAATGTTAATCTCTCTACCGTTTGCCTTCGCATGGACCTTCCTTGCTTCTCGGATGACCTTCTTCGCCACTTCAAACTTCAACCTCTCTTCAGGAGTGAAATCATGGTGCTTGATTGGCTCAACTTCCTTCTTTGCCTTGTTCAGTTCCCTCTTAAACGTAGGGCAGACATCTCGGCAGCCCGGTTCAGACATCGGACATTTTGAACAGGCTCGTTCAACGGCAAGCTGATAATCTGTCATGTGCTTACCTCTCTTACATCTGTCCGTCCTAAGATCCAGTCACAGGAGGCTCCGAAGTAATCCGCAAAGTCCTCAAGCGTATTGGTATTAAGGTTCTTCTCCGTATAAAGCGCACCCTTGACTGACCCAAGCGGTATGCCGGACTCCTCTGCAATCTGTGTCAGACTCACCTGCCGTTCTTCTTTCAGTTCAATGAGCCGTTTATTGATCGTTGTCACGAAGCACCCCCCTGCTGCATGAGTCATAATCTCCGAAGCCTTTGCATGGACATTGCCTTGTGTTCCTGTTCGCACAGTTCTTGCACAAGATCACGTTGACCACCGGGATTCCAAGAAGCGTAAGTTCAAGCCTAAGCGGATTTTCTACTTTCAGCTCCATCGTGAACTGTGTTGGTGTCCCAAAACGAAATCCAGTCATGTCAATGCCAATGGTCTCGCCGTCAGGAAGATCCTTTGGTTCAATCAGCCTTGCACTCTCAATCTTGCCGAGTTTAAAGAACTGACCGTCATGTTCAACCTTGATGTTCCCATAATCAAATTGATTGCTTTTCTCTCCCATCATTTCTCCATTCCCATCGTCAGCAACTCCATAGTAGTACCAAGGCAGTCAGCACAGCGTTTGAGCGCATAGACCGTAATCTGTCTATCGCCATCCAGCCACCGTTCAAGAGTCTGTTCGGAAACGTGAATTTTGTTCGCAAACTCGGACTCTGATATTCCCATTCCTTTGAGCAAGAATCGGATGTTTTTGCCAATTGCCTTGGTATCCATTTGTTACTCCTATTATAGCCTATGGCTGTTCCACTTAATACAGAAAAAATATAAAATTTCTATGCTGTAAACCGTCTGTACTCACCGTGCAACTGCTCATCGGCAATGTAAATGTACTGCTTCGTTACCTCGATATTTGCGTGACCCATCAGCTTGCTTATACTTGCGATGTCCATTCCACGCTTATACAGATCCGTAGCAAACGTCCTTCTGAATCTGTGAGGGTGTACGTCTTCGACTTCTGCTCTATCCCCGGCACGGCTGACAATGCCTTCGATGCCTCTGATACTGTAATGGTCGTATTTTGACCTGACAGGCATAAACAGATACGGTCCCACAACCTTTCGTGATGCCAAGTACTTGCCGATATGCTCTGCTGCGACATCGCTCATGTACGTCACTCTATCCTTGCCACCCTTGCCGTCCTTGACATTGACGATCCTCTTAGCAAGGTCAACATCCATGAGTTTCAGGTTGCACAACTCCTCACATCGCACCCCGGAAGACAACAGCAACTCAACAATCGCACGATCAATCTTCCGCTTACACCCACTGCGCAATTTGTCAATCTCAACCGCCGAAAACGGAAGTCTGATTTCTTTCTCGACCTTGATTTTCTTGACCTTGCGACAAGGACTTTTCTCAATGATTTCCTCGTCTTCCAGCCACATATAGAACGCTGAGATACACGCTCTCTGACCACTTATATAGCTGTTCTTTGAGCCATTCATTTTCAGACAGCCAAGAAAATACCGTATATCGTCAGTCGTGACGGCTGTGTACGTCTTGCCGACCACTTTCTCAAATTTCTGAAGCGTCCAAACGTACTGCTTGATCGTCCTCTTTGATTTTCCGTCAATCGCCATGCAAGCCACATATTTCTTGAGGATGTCCTCGTTCAGAACCTCGTCTCGCACAGCCACTCCAGTTTCCATCTTGGTAATTTCATAATTACGCAAGTTGGAGATGATTATGTGCATCACCTTTTCCCTGGTTTCCTTGTCAACCGCCATCGACAAGGCAATTTCAATATCGTTCAATAATTTCTCGTTTTCCATTTTTACCTACCCTTTTGGCTGACTTTACCCCTCTTTCTAATCAGCCTGTTCGACCTCTTCTCCCATCCACTTCTCAACGACCTCTATACCACGGCAAAAGGTTGTATCTGTTGCCGCCGGACATTCATCGCAATCCGTTCCGTTGCACATCACGGCAGCAAGTTCCTTGTCGCTCAAAGCGGACAGTTTCTTCAAAAACGCATCACGGTTTGTCATCGTACCGCTCCTTCCCACATTTCTTACACCGCCACTTGGTCTGCTTCACGATGTACTTGCCATCCTTCCTGATGGTCTTACTGCTGATCTTGACCCATTCGTGATTGCAGTATTTCTGACGCAGCCATCTGTACTTCAGGCTCTTGCCAAACCTAAAGCCGGACATCAAACAGGCAAAGATAGTCACCACCAACGCAAAGCAGAAAATCACACCGCCGATAATCGCCACGAAGCACTTAATCACTGTTGCCCCCTTACTCTTCCTCATACTCTTCTTCGTAATCATCGTCATCATCGTCCGTATCCCATCTGAAAAGGTCGTTATCTGACATAAACCAGTACGTCCAAGTGCCGATTAAAGCCCCTATAAACGCTCCCAAAAACTCAGGCATACATATCGTCCTCTTCGTCCTCAAACCAAAATCCAAGCTGAATACTCAGCCATAACAGTGCCACATACCCCATGAAAACCAGGGTTAGGAAATACTCAAAGATTTTTTTCTTCAAACGGTTTATACTCCTCGTCCCTTCTTGCTCTTGCCTTCTTGTTCAGCGGATACTTCATGTAGTCACGGTAACACCAGTTCTCATTGCCTTCTTTGACAAAACACGGACACCGTTCTCCCATGCAAGGAATGAAGAAATCCTTAAACTCTCCGGCAACCGTAAGCGACATCTTCCGCTCAACTCTCCACGGACAATCCGCATAAAACCCTTTAACTGCTTTCTGCATCATCGCTCCTTTCTGCCGGCACGATTGTGTGCTGCCCGTTTAATACGCCAATCAGCCACCGCACTTTGGATATTTCCTTTCCGTCCACGTCCGGGTTGAGCGTTTTGATGTATTTTTCGCAGTCGTTTACAATCTCGTCCGCATCGATCAGCCGCCCATGCTCTGACGGGATAGTAATAAGCGGACACGCCTTTGGCCTGCCGTTGCCGTCATAAATCCACTCGTCCGGCTGGTCATCATCCATGCACTGATTCATAAGTCCGCAACCTTCCGACCAACCTCTCATCGGATGTGGTCTGCACTCATACCATTGACAACTATCGCAGTATTCAGGCATCATATTTAAACTTGTCTTAATGGCAATCATGCTTCACCATCGCTTTCTGCCGGGATGATTACCGACGCATCGTAAATAGCATCTTTCGCCTTGATCGCGAACCCCCATGATCCTCTACCGTATATCTGCACTTCTGCTTCTCTGATTAACTTGAGTTTGTTTTTAAGCTGTTCTGCATCGCGGTCTATCAAATTCCCGTGCGCAGGGAGTTCAACGAGCGGGCATTTTTCGTACCGCTTGTGCCGATAATCACGTTTATCAATGGAAATAAACGGACACTCATTATCAATAAGACGGTCTGACAATCTGCAATCAATGCAGTTTTGCGGCATCCTCATGCCTCTAACTAAAATGTCGCTCATTCAGTCACCTTCCTTTTGCAATATTTACACTTGCAACTCCTTAATTGCACTGTTCCACAATAAGGACATTTGACTAATGTATGAGTGATTCTAATCCATGTCATTCTGTCACCCCCACGGATTCAGCATCCTCGATAACGTCATCAGTTCCCGGCGAACACGCTTAATATCGTCCTGTTTCCTCGTATGGTCTGCCATACCCGACCAATATCCGTTGTCCGATTTCTGAATTTCGTCATCCAGTCTGAGCATCAGTTCTGCGCAAAACTGTGACTGCGACTTAATAGCATCAAAGTTCGTATTCATACTCACCCCCACTTCTTAAAAATCAGCAGTATCGGCAACCACACGATCACCGCAGCCAGGATTACTACTTTTGCTTCTTCGGTGGTCATTCCTCGTCCTCGCCTTCCTTCATCTTCTTGAGCAGTTCGGCAATGTTGTAGTGCTTGCCTGTCTTGCGGACATCGTGAATATCGCACCCTTCACAAGTCATACCGTTATCATCAATTCCGTCAAACTTCTCGCCGTATGTATAACTGACGATGTGCTTGTCCCCTTCTCTACCTTCACGGTCGTTGATAAATTCAACCTCATCCCCAACCTTTATCTCAAGATCCTGTGCTTTCTTCTGCTCGTAGGCTTTCAGCTTTGCAAGGGCTTCGTGGACGGTAAACGCTTCGAATGTATCCGCGCATGAGTGAAAATCTTCAACATACAAATCAGGACACAGCGAAACAACTCCACCGTGCATTGACGCATAAGCAATCATCTTTGCCAGTTCCCACGCATCCTCAAGACCCTTGCGATAGAACTCATTTTCTGAACCGGGACAATGCCATATTCTCTCTGCTGCTTCGTATCCGTTTGCGTGTGCTGCTTCGATCAGTTCACTGAAATTTTCTTTGACGTATTCCGGCGTGAGCGGTTCAAGCCCCTTCATCACAACGTGTTCATATATAGCCCCACTTGTCGCCACATATACTTTATTACCGTTTTTGTCTACATACGGGTTTTCCGTATCAATATCAAACACGTACTTCGCCATCTTTTCTCCTTTCAGTTGCCCTTGTACGGTTCGGGCATCTCAGCCCATGCGATCACATTCAGCGGTGAATAACTTTGCTTCTGAAAATCGGCAGACGGTTCATAAAATGTAACTGCATTTCTAGTCACTCTTTGCGCTTGCATTACATACCGCTTGCAACCGTACTTCCATGTAACAAGGATATTCTTGTACTTAGGTGGTTCTTTCTCGCTAATCGGAATCCACTTCATTTGGTTTCTCCTTAATCTTCCATCGTTGCACAAAGCGCATTTAAAACAAACAGGGCCAGGTGGAAAATCATCTTTCCAGTTTCCGCATCTGTCGCAATATCAACGAACAGCAACCCCATCGCAATCACCGCAGCAAAGCTACAAAATGTTTTTATCACTCAGTTCTCCTCTCTGCATATCCACAGAAAAAGTCTGCATCGACATACATTTCCATTAATTCAAACATATCGCAGTATTTACACAACTTTCCATCACTGGTCATGTGTGAGTGCTTGCAGTCCTTACACCGTATGATTTCGTGCTGTGCAGAAAGTTGTTCGACCATGCCCAATGCCTTCCTCGCCACAAACGCATTGAAGCGAAGGTCATCGTTAGTCACACAAAGCCTATTAGGAACAGAGTAGCCAAGGTAATGCAATTCCTGTTTGATGTCCCTTACTTTCCACCGCTCATTGTCTGCTTTAATCTGTTCTTCTGTGAGAATCATTCCTCTTTCCTTTCCGCAAATCCGCAAAAGAAATTTTTGTCAAACGTAACTGTTTTATGACCATTAAATATGGAATTTAATTTCTTGCAAGAACCCCAATAATCTCTGTGCTTGCAATCCTTACACTGAATGATTTCGGGCTGTGCAGGTGGCAAATGCTTCAACCCATCGCAAGCGTCAACATATTTATCCTCATCAACAAAATGTGCCAACAGATATTGAACCGCCTTCCTGCTCACCGCATCCTCGCGCGGTTCGGCGGGGACGGCATCTAAATCCTCAATAACGCCAAGCGCATCATTTATGCCTGTGATCCATTCATCAGATGTTTTTCTTTCTGCCACTCTTTTGATTCTTTCGCGTGTAGGGTATACCGTTTCCTTCACAAGCGCATCAATCGCCGCTTGTCTGCTTATTAGTTCCATCGTTCTCCTTCCTTTCCGGGAGTGCAAGGATCTTGGAGATGGGAGCGTTTCTCCAATTGCGTTCACCTTTTTCGCACCATCCGTAGTCCCACTCGATAGGACAATCCGTGCAGCATCTCCTGTCAGTAGTGAACTCGCAAAGGAAACAATCGTTGCATATTTTCTCCCCCGGAAAATGCTCAGAAATCCATTTTTCCTTGAACAGTATCCTAGCTCTGCCTGTCGGCTCGTCCCCCAGCTCCTTCTGCATATCTTCCCACATCTGCCTGTGGTACTTCAGTGCTTCTTCTCTCGTCAGTTCCATTCCTTTCTCCTACCTCTCCAATCCTAGCGGAAGATACTTTTTGACAATCTTGATGGGATACCCAGTAATCTCAGCTACCTCATACGGAGTCCTTTCACCCCTCTTCCATGCCTTCAGTATCTTTTCTTCCCTGGTTTCGTCATCTTCCTCTTCCTTGATTTTGTCTACATCAGCACATCTCTGCAATGTACCTCTCTCAAGCCCAAGTGACTGCTCGATTGATGCGATCCGTTTCTTCCTCGGAATCATCGTTCCGGCAACATACTTGCTGACCGCACACTCAGATACACCAATGTTCATACCCAACTGCCTTTGGGACATTCCGCGCATCTTTATCGCGTCCCTCAAGGCATCTCCAAATTCGCTCATGCTCTGTCCTCACTTGCCCCTAACATCCAGTCGATTGAAACTTCAAAGTATTCTCCAAGCGCAACCAGATTGTCCGGCCCCGGAAGAATCTCTCCGCTCATGTACTTGTTGAGCAGCTTCTTGTTTATGCCTGTTGCCCTAGAGATTTCCACCTGAGTCTGCCCCGATTCCGCAAGCAAAAGTTGGATTCGCTTTTTGAATGTTTTGCGAATGTAGGCTCTAATCTCTTGTCGTGTCATTTATTCTCCTTCCGGGAAGTGTTCCTTCGTCACCGCAATGCAGTAACTTTCAATTTCCGAAGCAAACAATGCAGTGCCTGGTCCGTTGCACTTTTCGTGGACATATTCAAACCCACCGATGCCACTAAACAGACTTCCAAGCGTTGCCGGACGCTCGTACTGTGCGGAGATCCTACGAAGCAGCCAAAACCAAAACGGTGTCGCAATCGCATTACCCAAAGCCTTGTACTTCGCTGAATCCGTAACTTTCCTTCGCTTGCCTTCCTCGTCCGTGTAGTAGTAGTCAACTCCGACCACATCGCCTTCCTTGTCCTTGACCTCGACAGGCTCACCGATGTCAACCCATCCGTCAGGAAAGCCTTGGAGACGAGTGCATTCCAGTGGCGTAAGCCTTCTCACCACTGTAGATCCGATAAGCGGTCGCTCCTTCTCCTGTGCGTTCAGAGTAGTGCTGACTCCGTTCTCGCTGATTCCGGCATGGCCTTTATGGCTGCCCATTAATACTGTATTTTCGTTTGATTCGTTCAAATTATCCTGGCCCCCCCCATGACCGATTACGAGGTCTGTGGCATCTTTCCAGTCCCTCATTTTCAGTGCCGAAGCCTGTTCTGATGCCTTGTACGCACCGAATGCCTGAAGTGCATAAATCATTCCTTGTCTCCGTTACAAACATATCGTTGTATGCGTCCTGTCCACAGTAGCTCCCCGGATGACTGTTCGCCATCAGTGGTCCTGTTATTCTCTGATATGACAACTACCATCACTCCTTTGTAGTCCCTACTGTTCATCGTAAATGCAGATCCCCCCCCCGGCCTTAATTTTCGGTGTCGGATGGTCTGCAATCATTCCTAGTAGTTCCATTCTTTACAACAACTACCTCTCGCTCGACTCCCTGTCGCAATCCACAACCCTTAAAGTAACTGGAGTCAATCGTTCCTACGATGCCCCACTGATGAATTTGCGACAAAAACGTCATTCACTTGGTTCTCTCTCGATAACATCGATAATCAGTTTTCCTTGTTCGACATACTGTCTATTCGGTCCTTTGTAGTCATCGAAACACACTGCTCCAACGGTGTCCTGGTAGAGTAAATGACCAATACTTCTGACCCCCCCCGTAAGAACCGCCCTTATTTCTAAGGGTTACGGACACATCGTCTTCGTGCCATTCAAAGAACCGCTTTTCTGTCAATGTCTTCATCTTCCTCGTAGATTATTAATACAATCGGATAGTCATCACCGCCTTGGACACGTTTAAGCGTCATCGAGACTTCTTTCGTCAGTGCCTGATTGTAATGATCTATAGCTATTGCTTTCATTGCACACTCTTTCCAAAACTATCACTGGTTCATGGTGCTTTGTCTGCGACCGAAGGGTGCTTGCTATGCCGTCATAATTCCAACTCATAATGCCGCCGCCTTGGTCATTCAGCGTTATCAGTATCTTCATGCTCGTTTTCTTCGACCTTAATTACCAATGGCACGTTGCCCCCCCCAGTACCCATCCGCTGACTCAGCGTCTGACAAATGCCATCTTCTGACACCCTGATTCGTGAATCATTTGGATGATGTTCTAGGACTACGTATCTCGACAATTGCAATTCCCCCTTGGTTGCATCCCGGATACCCACAGTTCATTGCATCCAGTGACCGTGAAGTATCCGCAACATATATACCGCTGTGCGGATTCGATGAAAGCATCGCATTTGAGTGATAAGGACTGATGCCGTAGGCAACGCAGTGTACTTCTACTGCGTTTAATGTGTACGATACCCCCCCCTACTCTAAATCCGTCACCTCGGTGACTTGGACGTTGTCCGTTTCCTTCCAAACAAACAACACTTGATCTTGCGATACTCCCAACGTCATTGACTGTTCCCATCTGACCAATGCACCCTTTCCGGCACGTTTACCGTAGCTATCAATCTCTCGCCCCCCGTACCTTCAAACAGCACGAAGTGGCTATTTTACTCGTCTCCATCGTAGTCACCAATCTGATTCTCAAGTGCGGTCTTCAGCACATCGGGCAGCTTCTTGCCCCTTCTGCTTGCCCTTGACAGGATGCCCTGACAAGCCCTCGGCGAGAGGTTATACTTCGGATTCGCATTCGTCTCCAGGATCTGACTCAGATGTGTCGGATTCGGTACACTCGGCTTCTCCCCGATATTGAGGGTCAAATAGAATTTCCCCAGCGGTGAGTCCGTTGAAGTCGGCAAGCACAGCCAACCTTTTTCTGCGTTGTGGAACGCCCCAGTACTGGGCATCGTGAAGTCTCCAAGCCACAGAAAAGGGCTGTCCATTGTCACCCACTCCGTAGAGGATTCCGGCTTTGGGCCATTTTCCCTTTTCAGGCATAGGCACATCATCGGCATCTTTGCAGACGATCCTGACGATTTCCGTGAGGACCGCTTGGAAGTCTGCTCCTTTGTTGCTGCTGAACGCGCCAGGGACGTTCTCGTAGACTGCATATCGAGGTCGAAGATTGACATCTGACCTTCCACCGTGTAATTCTCTGTCATGCTCTCGCATCTCCTTGATTATTCTTACTGCTTCATAAAACAGACCCGATCTCGTTGTTTCGTCATCGCCAGCTGATTCGTGCTTCATCCCGGCTCGTTTGCCAGCAACGCTCAAATCTTGGCATGGCGCGCCAAAGGTTATAACATCAACGGGCGGTATTTCTGCTCCGTTTATTTTTGTGATGTCTCCTAGATGTATGATTTTGATCACCTTCCTTCACGCATCTACTTCTTCCAGTATCTTCAGAATCCTCATCGCCTGGTCGTATGACAGCTTGTTCACCGTCCGCTCAAACAGTCTGCTGCAGTTGTAGATCGCACGTTTGCGCCGAATCCGCTGTTCTTGCTTTTCGTCTAGGTGGTACAGAAGGTTCATGTGATATCCATCTCTTCCTACCTCTCTTCTGCTGTGAAGGAACTGGCTCTTGCCACCGCCATCAAATTCCACGTTGTACCGCCCGGTAGGAGTGATGCTTACGACCGTGCCGATTTCGTCCATGCTTGTGTAGATGCGGTCACCTACTTTGAACTCATACTCGTTCATTTTCCCGTACTCCCGACTCCACTCTTGCGCTGCCCCGAAGCCTTGTCATCCTCGGTGATGCCGTAAATCTCAAAAACGGCCTGACAGACACGGTTTCCGGCCTTGTACTTGCGTACCTCATCGCTCATGTTGGTCAGTGCGATCAGCATATCTCCTTCGTTCTCGCTGTCGCTGAAGTCACTGTCCACCAAGCCAGTTCCGTTCGTGATAACCACCTGGTCCTTAATTCCAACGCTTGATCTTGCGTACAGTTTCAAGTGCCATGTCTCTCTCTCTTCTTCGCTGAACACGACACGGATTCCAGTCGGGATCACGATGCTCGTATGCGGAGCAAGAACGATGTCGAGCGGAGTCGAAATATCATAGCCGCAACTGTACTTCGTCTTGCGTTCGGGCAGCCGGATCTCCGTCCAGCGGTCAAAAAGTTCTTCCGGCTTGATGGGCCGATACCATTTCCTTACATCATCTGCGAAAACTGAATAACTCACTCTTTCAAATCTCAAACTTGCCTTCTCCTTTCAAAAATTTGCCATCGCTATACGGTTCTTCACTTTGCCGTAGCTACGCAACCAAAGCCGTGCCTTCGCCCATCTGCGCCTGACCTTGCCTTCGCAGTTCATTGCTCTTCTATGCCATAGCAGCACTTCGCTCCACACTTCATTGCCTTCGCAATACATTGCTACCCATTGCTTTGCCTTTGCCATACATAGCCCCGGTATGCTTTGCCTTTGCTCTACACATCAGTACAAAGCCCTCGCTTGTCAATGCTATCACTTCCTCGCCATGCCGTTGCCGTACTAGACCTCGCATTGCCGTTGCCATACCGCGCCCTACACCGCTCCGCTTTGCCATTGCGCTGAGAGACTTTGCTATGCCTTTGCTAAACTTCGCTTATTATTGCCCTAGCCATTCCATGTGTCGCTTTACTACGCCTTTGCATTGCTCAAATAGGCTATGCCGTTGCCTTGCAACGCACGACCTGGCCATGCCGTTGCTTTACCCATCCCATCACTTCACAGCTATGCCATTGCGATACCACGGTCTGCAAAACTTTGCCGTTGCGGATCACTCCATAGTGTACTGGAAGGCCCCTAGGCCCGAATTTCTCCATTGTCCGATGCCTCTGAACCGTCCATAGTTCAGCCATTCGATGATAGCCGGAATGTAGCAGTCGGTCATGGCGATAATGGTGAAGTCGATGGTCGAACCTTCAGGAATCATCTCGGAGTTGGCAAGAGCGATCCTCTCACCCTGTGCTGTCTGTCCACGGAGCGGACGCTGAAGGTTACCAATCTCGCCGTTGACATTGATCGGGATCTCACGCTCCTTGATGAAGATGACCCCATCAATGATCTTCTTGTATGCTTTCAGTTCACAGGATGCCTTGGCGAACTCTTCCGGCTTGCCCTGCTTGCCGTTTCTGCACTTCTGAAGCATTGAGCAAGCGTCCTTGAAGAAGCCCTTGAGCTGGTAGTCGAACAGGATCGGGTTGCCTTCCTTGTTCCTGTGGAATACGGTCATGCCCTTCTCCTCGTAAGCATCTACTCCAATTGCAGCGATCTCTTCCTCACGCTTCGGTGCGTCCGGGGCTTTCGATGCAATGTACTCAGAGTGGATCTCCTTGTTTGCGCTTGCCGTGCCAAGAATAGGTGTCGTAAATGTAAGATGAATTTTCAGTTCCTTCATAGTTTCATTTTCTCCTTTTCCGTTTGTTGATTTATTTGCTTTCCTTGAACGTCACGGTCCCTTCAAGAACTCCCCACTCCGAATCCTCTTGGAATACGTGAGTTTCAGGGTTTTCATCTTCTCTCATAGGTCTTGTCAGATACCAAATGGATTCATCTTTCCATGTGACTTCTTCAAGTTTCTGACCCTTCGGCAGATCAATATCCATTGAACCGCCCAAATACCTTGTTGTTGTGTGACAGCCAGTGAGAAGTATGGCTGCCACAAGCAGTAGTGCGATTTTCTTTTTCATAACATTCCAAGTCTCCGTTTCAACTCGTTAAGTCTTTCGTGCGGTGCTTCAACCGCTTTGTGTTCTTCCGTCTGACCGCTGCGATCTTCCAGTTTCGCAATAGTCTCTGCGGTCAACTGCTTAGACGGCGGTGCAAGGTTTGTGGGTACTGCCCCACGCAATCTCTCTGCTCGGCTCATTTCCTCAAACCGCTTGATGAACATCGGTCGCTGAACTGACATCAAATCGCAAGTCTGAGTGTTGCCCCACTCCTGGAACTCACGAAAACTGCCAACGATCTTCCTTGTGTTTTCGGGAAGTCTGTCCCAATAATCAATCGCTTCGGGACTGCCGGAGTGTCCAAGTGCTTTCATCAGGTTTGACCACTCCTCGCCAGCGATGTCATCTGCCGGAGCATCGAGGTCGTATGCCATCTGCCTGATGTCTGCGACTGTCGGTGGAAATGTCCTCGACATAATGTATGATGTCGCAGCCTTGTTCAAAGCCGGATAGCTGATGTCTTGTAATGCTGTGTACCAAAGGTTAAAGGTGTATTCATCGGGAATGAAGTTATCCCTCGGATAAGCGGCCATTAACCCACGAACAATAACCCTAAAATCCTCAATTGAAATTCTGTTGCTCAAACTGTTTACCCCAATTTCCTACGTTGTTGATCTTGTCGGCGTTACGACTGCCACTATACGATGACCTGCCGTTTCCACCCGACTTGTTCTGTTCCCTATCAAGCCAGCCAGTAACAAACCGCCTTATTCCCCTTGCTGTTTTCTTCTTTGTGGGATTGGAAAGACACCACTGACGCATCCTGTTGAACTCG